CTGTGACTGGATACGAAGAGGATGAGTTGGAACAACTTGATTTGATTGAAGAGTTGTTGGAGAAACAGAAACTCATGTACTTTAGATGTAAGTTGTCGAAGGATGTAGATGCGATGTTGGTTGCAGAGAATATGAGAGAGTCATTAAGACAAATGGGCATGCCTAGAGGTGCAACTGTAGAACAGATGTTTGATAATTTAAAGGGTTCAATTCGTAAGTTAAGAGAAACGCTTGACAACTAAATAGTAGTGTGTTATATTAATAATGTTGGACGCAACATGGGAGTGACTGAATAAACTTACTGGCAACCGCTGGTTAAGGTGATGAGACACAGGTGGTGCTGCTGCTCGCAAGGGTAGAACCGATCAACCAATCGGGTCTCAGGCAATGACGTATTTACTTACTGTAGTAATGCCCGTTATTTGTTGGTATACAGGAATCCAACCTCCCTCTTTTTTGACCTAAGATGCAACTCTATGAGTCGGGCAGATGGTCTCTCTAACACAAAGTAAAAATTAATCTAATAAAATCTAATGTCTTTTTCTAATCTTAAAAAACAATCCTCACTTGGTTCTCTGACTGCAAAACTTGTTAGTCAGGTGGAAAAAATGAACAAAGGTTCAAACGGTGTAGATGATCGTTTATGGAAACCAGAAGTAGATAAAGCAGGTAACGGTTACGCAGTAATCAGATTTCTCCCTGCACCAGACGGAGAAGATTTGCCTTGGGCAAAACTTTACACTCATGCTTTCCAAGCATCTGGTGGTTGGTATATTGAGAACTCATTAACAACACTCGGTCAGAAAGACCCAGTATCAGAGCATAATTCACAACTCTGGAACTCAGGTGTTGATTCCGATAAGGAAGTCGCAAGAAAACAGAAACGTAAGTTATCTTATTATAGTAACGTTTATGTCGTTAAAGACCCTTCAAACCCAGCGAATGAAGGTAAAGTATTCTTGTTTAGATATGGAAAGAAAATCTTTGATAAGGTAACTGCTGCAATGCAACCTGAGTTTGAAGATGAACAAGCAATCAACCCATTTGATTTTTGGGCTGGTGCAAACTTCAAAATCAAAATCAAAAAGGTTGCTGGGTATTGGAACTATGACTCATCTGAGTTTGCTGCTCCTGCTCCACTTCTAGATGATGACGATGCAATGGAAACAGTTTGGAAGAACGAATATTCTCTTGCAGAACTCATTGCTCCAGACCAGTTCAAGTCATATGAAGACCTCAAGAAGAGACTCGATTATGTTCTTGGTCTCACTGTTGCACCAAAAAGACAAGACCCCGAAGTTATTGATGAAGATAATAACTTAGAGGACTTAAGTGAAGGTCGTGCTGTTGTTGACACAACTCCATCCTCTGTAAATACAGATGAGGATGAAGAAGATGCACTCAGCTATTTTGCAAAATTAGCTGAAAATTAGGAAATACCCCGAAAAAAATTTCGGGCCATTTTTTACGCCAGAGGTCGCTCAAAGTGACCTCTTTTTTTATGGCGAAATTAATCTTGGATTCTCTGTTTTCTTGAGGTCTTCTCTTACAAATTGTTTTGATGGTTTATATTCCATAATCTCTGCAAAATTATCTAAGAAGACACTTAGATATTCCTGTCTTAAAACATTAATATTTCTTTTGTCATCATTTAACTTAGTTTCATGTTCTAGAAAAGTAAATGATGTAATTTGAGATTCTGTTCTGATAACACCATTATCAAGAAACGTAACAGAGTGTCCTTCTGGAACTGTTATACCACCTCTTTGAATTAATTTACCTTTTGAAGTTCTTAGTATCTTAGTTTCGTAATGATGAATATTAGTTAACTCTTGTGCTGTGTATTTTGCATTTAAATAAGTCAAAAAATCTTGACTTCCCATTGGCCACTCATCTCTCAAGTGAACAATATTATTAGTTGTCAAAATAACCCAATCAAGTGCAGGGTCGTTGTAAAATTTAGCTGCAACTTGGTCTGGTCTTTCGTTACCCAGTACAGAATACTTTGTAAATGCTGTAACTTCATCAAAAACATCATCACGCAATACTGCTCTCTTAAATATGTTTTTAACAATCTGATAATCATAGGCAGAGTTTCTATCATTTGCTAATGATGGATAATCAAGATTTGGAAGTTGTTTAAAGTAACTATTTGGTGAGCCTGAATATGTCATATTAGTAACCTACACTATTTGATGGAGTTTCAAGTTGGTCTTGTTCGTATATTGGTCTAAGTTCAGTGAAACTCAAATCCATTTTTATTGCAACTGGTTGTGAGTCACGATATGCAGACCAGTAACCATTTGGAGCATAATCAACTGCCATTGTTGTTAATGCAAGACCGCCTGGATTGAATCTGTTCACAGTGTTTAAAACATCATTTTCTCCTTTTCCACTTTTATACTGCAATGTGAATATGTCTGGATTTTTCAGATAAGTTGTATTTCTAAATTTTGGTGCCATACCTAGTTTTAGAAAACGAATAATTCTTCTAATTTCTCTACCCTCTTTTTCATTTCTTGCAATCATCAGAAAACTGAAAGAGAAGTCTCTAATTACAGGCCCTTGAAACAACATCTCTGCATTTGGATTCAAGACTCGACCACCACTTCTTGCTAGATAGGTGTCTGCATCTAAATCAGTACCAAAAGCAAATCCAGCCAATTTAGATACTATCTGAGTATATGTGGCACTCGCAAAATTCTTAACACTACTACCAGATGGATTTATACCTCTTAATGATTCAAGTTCTTCTTTTATACTTTTGTCATTTTGTTTTTCTGCTTCACTTTTTCCAGCAAGTCTTCCACCACCAGTTAATTTATCAACTGCACCTATCGCCGCAAGACCTGAGATTGTTAATTCACTTTTTCCCCACTCAACACCATTTACATCTGTCACTTTAGGCATTGGCAGTAATATACTTCCTAATAATTTACTACCAACCACACTATCACCAGCGACACTTACTGTTCTTTCAACACCGTCTACAGTTTGTTTTTCAGTGTGTCTTGGTTTACTTGCGTTTACATCTTTTCTCTGGTAGTTATACCTCATAATTTTGAAATGATCCTGACTTGTATTCATATCTGAAGGATACATCATAATATCACTACCTTTATAGTCATTATTAAATGCAGGGGAACTATAAAAACGTTCTTCCTCTTGCTGTGCAAAAGCTTTCTGTTGCTCTGTTTCTACAAATTGTTGATTATTATATTTCTTCGCTTGAAAGTTAAAGTAAGAGGATTTTTCTGTATCTGTAGATTGTTCAACATCAGAAAAATTCTCTACATAATTATCTGTATTTCCTCCATTTTTGTCTATATTATATGCGTTAATAATATTTTCCTTTGCTGCATCTGATTGAAATATCGCAGAATCTAAAGCAACATTTGATACAAAATCTCCTGATGCATCTACTTTATTGACACCAACAAGTTTGCCACTATCAAACGCAAAGGAGTATTTATTCCCAGCTATTTCATATGGTTTGCTTCCTTTTATTGCCATTAGTTTTTGTTGTAAACTCGATCTCTTGGAACTGGTATCCCTCTCATATCAACGAATCTTTCAGTGGGTAATTGTGCAACATCTGACCATTCTGTATTTGGAATGCGATATGGTATGCCTCTTACACCAGTATAAAGATATTTATGTAGAGTTCGGGGAGGAACTGCGACTGCACCTTGAGCAGAGTTATTTAGTAAGCTTATTGCTAATTCGTCTCTTTGATTCAAAGGAACATAATGAAGATTACAACCGATGAATCCACCAGTTTGATATTCTATGACATATGTAAGAGGATACATGTCATAATATGGTTGTTTTGTTTGTGCTGAGTATGTGTAAAAATATAATTGGCCAGGTGCAAATCCAGCTGTATCTGCAGCATCGTCATCAAAATTAGTCGAACCAAGTTCATCAAGTAATTGACTACGAAAAAATTCTTCGCTAACTTGACCAGTAACCTTATTCAATATTCTCTGAAGAATGCTCATCGTATTCCTAATTCTTTTTCAGTCATAATTTTAAACTCCAATTTACGATCTTCACAAAACTCTCTTGCTGCCTTCCACTTCGCCTGATTTTTTACATATGTCATTGATTCATTTATCATTGTCTTTCTTGATTTACCCTTTGTTGCCTTTGGTTGTAATGTTTCTCTCATTGGTTTAACTTCAATCACTGATCTACGAATATTACTATTTTTGTCTTTATATTTAATAAAGAAATCAGGAAAGTATCTACGAACACGATTTGTTGTTGGATCTAGATAAGGAATCCAGAACTCCTCAGATGCCCATTCAAGTATATTTTCATTCAAATCACAGTAATTCATAAATTTTCTTTCCCATAAAGACCTATAAATAATATTTTGAGAGTCTCCTTTATACTTTTTAGGATTAGAAGGTCGATATATCCCTTTATAGCTCATATATAGTAATAACAACTTAAGTTTATTTATCGTGGCATTCACAAAACCAACAGTTATATTCCAAGATAGTGTCGATAAGATAAGAGATACCGTTGCAAGACCTTCCTTAGATACCTTTTTTGAAGTTGATTTTTCTTTCGGAAAGTGGCAAACTTGGTTGACATCAAACACCACTATAGGTCAAAAGAGAACTCAGGCGAGAGGATTTCAAAACAAAATGTCTTTATTATGCACACAGGCTGAACTTCCAGGCACAAGTTTTGTGGAGTCCACTGCTATTGGTCATCGTCAAGGTATTCAAGAGTCATTTCCAAATTTAAGAAATTTCCCACCTTTAAATCTTGTTTTTTATGTTGATGCGGATCATGTTATCTTAGAAGTTTTGGAATCTTGGATGAGTTATATTAATCCTATTTTTGATCCAGATGGAAGAGTTGATAACAATTTTACACGTTTCAATTATCCAGATGACTATAAAGAGACAATTCGAGTTACAAAATTTGAAAGAGATTCTTTTATAGAAGATTCTAGAAATGCAACTTACAAATCTGAACTGACAGGTTATGAATTTAAAAATATTTGGCCTAAAAATATGACATCGATGAGAGTTGCCTATGGGGATTCAAATGTGTTAAGATGTAATTTAGAACTAGTGTATGATAGATTTATCACTAACTTCAATTATGCAGATACTCAAAAAACAGTTTTAAATTCATCAAGTGGAGTCGTAAATTCAAATGATATTGTGTCTGTAACAGATCAACCAAGGCCAGGTGGTCAAGGCGGATTACCTTTAGGAACCACAACTTCAAGACAAGGTGGTCGTTACTAAATAAACCCTCCTATATAAAATACTGAATAAAATATTATGCCATTACCAACCATTGAAACTCCAACCTATGAGTTGAAACTGCCATCATCAAATAAAAAGGTGAAGTATCGACCTTTTCTTGTGAAGGAAGAAAAAATATTAATTATTGCTCTTGAGACAAAAAATCAAAGTGACATCACAAATGCTGTGACTGATGTTTTGAAAAAATGTGTTTTGACTAAGGGAATTGATATTGATATTCTACCCACATTTGATATTGAGTATTTGTTTTTGAACATTCGTGCCAAGTCTATTGGTGAGGATATTAAGTTGACTGTGACATGTCCTGATGATGGAAAGACAAAAGTTCCAGTCACAATATATGTGGATGAAATCAAAGTCACCAAACCAAGAGGACATACGAAGGACATTGTTTTAGATGATAAGATGACACTTCGTATGAAGTATCCGTCACTATCTCAGTTTATCTCAAATAATTTTGATACTGAAGATGAAGCAGAGGCATTAGTTGATAAAACTTTTAATGTTGTTGCTGATTGCATGGATACAGTTTTTACTGAAGAAGATGCATGGGACGCCAGAGATTATACTCCAGATGAGAGAATTGATTTCGTAAATCAATTGAACTCAAAACAGTACAAGGCAGTTGAGAAATTTTTTGCAACAATGCCAAAACTATCTCATAAAATTGAGGTGGTCAATCCAAACACGAAAGAAAAGAGTAGTATCGTTTTGGAGGGTCTAGCCGATTTTTTCGTCTAAGTATTGCAAGAGAGGATCTTGAATCCTATTACCGTATCAATTTTGCTCTCATGCAATACCATAAATATAGCTTGACGGAACTGGAAAATATGATGCCTTGGGAAAGAGACATTTATGTCACTCTTCTCCAGAATTATATTGAAGAGCAAAATCTAAAGAACCAACAGAAACAGGGAACTGGAAGGTATGGATGAAGAAGAATTAGAACAACCTAGTTCAAAGATAAACTTAGGTAGTTTCTTTGAAAGAGTCGATTCGGTTGAGAAGGTAGCTAACAATGCCTTGTCGAGAGCGAATGCGAATCTTGGTATCATTAGTAATCAGAAATTAATAATTAATAGTTTAAGTGTCACTATCGAAGCGATGGAGACAAAGATTAGAGATATTGCAAATTACATTATTATAGAGAAAAAACTTGAAAAAGATGTTGAAGAGGATAGATTATTAGAAGAACAGGATAGATTACAAAAACAAGCGATGGTAGAGAGAGCGACTACCATCATGGGAGAGCCAGGCCCTCAAGGTGAGCCAGGTCAACCAGCAGAACAACAGGGTGGTGGTAGTAGTCTTTTAGGTACTTTATTAAAACTGGGAATTGGTGCTTTTGCGATTAAATTTCTTTGGCCTGCTCTTTTACCTTTACTAAAAGGTTCTCTTGCTGCATTAGGTAAATTAGTTTTCTCAAAACTTGGAGCAGGCATTGGTGCTGCTGTCGGTGGCACAATTCTTTCACTTCCCTTGTTGAGAAGGTTTAGAGATCCCTTTCAAAAAAAATCTGAAGAATTAGGAAGTGGTGTTGGTGACTTTGTTGCTGAAAAAGTAAATACCATAGGTGAAGATGGAAGTGTTGATACTGGCTCAGGAGGTCAAGTAGTCAGTGAGTCTAACGTAGATATTAATGATAAAAATGTAGATAACTTGGAAGATACACTTGAAGATAAAGATTTGATTCCCACTTATGATAAAAATAGAAGAGAACTTAGAAAAACTAGGAGAAAAGTAACTGAAGAAAATGACACTGATGATGTGTCAGTCACATCATCTGTAGAATATACAAGTAAAGGAAATCTAGAAACTGGATTACTTGAAGTTGTTCCTGAGTCTACCGATAATATTGTAAAAGCAAAACAACACTTATATCAAACAGAGATTACGAAGTTGGAAAAAAAATTGGCTAAAGGATTTAATGAAGAGGACGAAAGAAAACTTAAACAGTATAAAAAATTGTATGATGGTACTTTGGGGACTCCTTACTATTTTAAAGAACCCTTCGCAGCAGATAAAGTTGGAGAAGTAAATTTAGAATCTAAAGAGTATCTAGATGCGAAAAGAATTAATGAGTCCA